GAAGTGACTGTGTATAATATGGATCCATTATCTGTAACCGAATCTGGTATGGTGTAAGAAGTTACATTACGTGGACAGAAAAAGAGAGCGACAGTAGAACCGCTGATTTGGTATACTTCACCATTCGACCCATTAAAGAAAGCAGTATTCCCAGAGCTTATGGTGACGGCAGTCAGAGCGTAACACCAATAAAACGCGCCATCACCAATTGATGTGACTGCATCAGGGATGGTCATGGCAGTCAGACCGGTACACCCACTAAACGCGCCACCCCCTATCGATGTGACTGCATCTGGGATGGTGATGGCAGTCAATTCGAAACAATCATTAAACGCGTTAGCACCTATCGTGGTGACATTTGCGCCGATGGTGACGGCAGTCAGTTTGTTACACTTATTAAACGCGTCACCCCCTATCGATGTTACGGTATATACTGTTTCATTTACATCAGTAACACTGTCCAGAATGGTTGCACTAGTAATGGTTTTAATATTGTTTACGGTAACAGATGCGGTAAGATCTACACTATTCAAAGTGTACTTGACGTTGTCAATTGTAACTGTTGACATTATAAAATAATACTAGATATTAATTTATACAAAAAAAGTAATCCCTTCCACCTTTAAGAAAGGTGGAGCCAAAAATCCACCTTTCACTACGTAGTAGAAAGGTTATAACGAAGTAAGAGCCAAAATCCACTTTTGAAAAAGTTGTAACGAAGTAAGAGCAAAATCCTTATCCACCTTTGGAAACCAATGGTGCTTCGCTGAAGGTTATAACGAAGTAAGAGCCAAAGTTGAGCTAAAGTGTAGCCAAAGATTATTAATTTTGTCAAGGTTTGGCTCAACCATTTCCAAAGGTTGATTTAGAAGTTAAAACTATAATAATCCGTACTCACATTTCGTGTGGCATAAGAGTTCGCGGGGTCTTGCGGCGTAGGGGTTGGTATCGTTACTGGCTCATATCTGAGTAACGCTGGTTTCAAACAAAACGCATATCCTCCTCTATCAAAAAACGCCGCATTTTCCATCAAAAAATTATCCACCATTTGATAACGCATTGCCACCATTTGGCAGCCATACGTTCTACATAAAATACCACTCGGGTTGGACGGGCTCACTCCACTATCTGGAAACACAATGGTCATATCTCTCTTATTATATTCGGTCAGCTCTTGGGTATCCGGATTATTTTTCACTCCATAATAATCATAACCGCGCATAAACACCGAATTACTCGTCAAATTGACGTATTCCAAAAAGTCTTGGTTTTCTAAGAAGGCATTGTTCAATTTGTCGACGATTAAAATCACTTTGTTTTGGAAAGTCAATAAAGGAACACCTCCTAAATTCTTGCCAGAGTTTTCAAAACTATAATCTTTTCCGAGCATAATATTATCATAAGACTTGAATATGGTCGCTAAATTTGAATACATATTTTGGTTATTACTCTTGATGCGCAAATGAATCAGTAAAGGGTCGCTAGGATTAGGGCATGTGCCGCCTGCAAAAGCATAGTTATTAATCGTCTCCATCACACTAGCAAAACTCACTGAATTAAAAGTTTCCTTAATATAATAATCATCTTTGGTGCTCGTAGAAACCACTGGTTGATTGTCAATCGAATACACTTCAAAATCCAAACAACGGACGCCTTGTTTGATGACTGCCTTGAGATTACAAATGTCAACAAAATCATTTTTGTAACTGCCGCCACTGCAAGAATTATAAGCCGTTTTTATGTAATAGTCAAATAAATTACCACTGCAGTCAGGGTCGGCAGCAGAAATGGGTCTTATGTTTCCGTCCACGGAAGGATACAATGTATTCATATAACTACATTCACTGTTTTCCAATTTACTCAGGTAAATCATGTAGCCAATGAATATGATTAAAATGATAAAAATAAGGGCCATTATGAGATACGACTGAAAATCCTCATCTAGGTTTTTTATTGTGCTTAAATAATCGGTTGTTTTACTGGACATAATATCTACTATATTATATTATTTTATATTTTTGGCAATTGGGCAATTGGGCAATTTGGAAGTGAAAATTTACAATTATATAGAGGGTAAAACTATGGCCGCGGCTACATGATCTTCACGAGAGAAAATAAAAACAAGCACAATAAATCATCCGCCTAATAGCCAAACTCTTTCTTTCGTTCGGCTAGTTTTTGTTCTAATTCTGTTTTCGCAACACTCTTTTTCATTTTTTCAATTTTCTCGTTAGCTAAAAATTCCTCGAAATGATTGATAAGGTCCTTCATCCACTGTTCCGTCGTCATATCAGCCGCCTTGTTACCATCACCGTTTTTAATTTCGATTTTAGCTCCACGTTTCAGTAATGCGATGGCTATTTCACGTCGATTCCATCTAGCCGCCTTGTGCAATGCGGTTTCGTTACTATTCGTTTTACCGTCAATATCCGCGCCTGCTTTTAGCAATAACAACAACATTCTCATATCACCCCACCGAGCCGCATAGTGTATCGGCAACCACCCATCTCTTTCCTCCATGTAATTCGGATTACCTCCCGCTGCTATCCATTTCTTAACCACTTGCCAATTGCCAAAGTATGCCCCATTTAGTAGTTGTTGGTCGCAATTTCGAACTTTGGGTTTTTCGTCATTCTTGTTTATTCGCCAAACCTTGTCGGCCTTGTCCATGATGTGTTCGTATATAAGTATGTTATTATTATTTTGGAAATTGGAAAAATTTAGAATATAGGCCTAATGTATAAATGGCTACATTTCTTTCGAAACAGAACAAGATAAATGATATAGTAACTGACGAGAATTCGCCCAGAAATTCAATATGGAAAGATGTTGAATCGGATGACGAAGAAACTATGACCAAAGGTGTAAAACCAACATTATCCTTTGATGAAACCAGTGTAGCTCAAAAATTATGTGTTCCGGGTCCAAATGTCGTTTTTACACCCAAATTACTTCCTTTTGCTGAATATTTGACTGAAATAAACAAAGAAGGCACTTTAGGGTGTGGTCCGAAAAAATTTCCGAAATACGAAAATGGCAAATATTGTTGCGTGGATTCACGTGTATCTAACCAAGAGCAGTTGGATTATGTCAATACATTATTAGAAGCCGCTATACGTAATGTGAGTGATACCGCATTTTCCAAAAATAAGAAAGGACTATTCTTTTTGATAAGAACCCACGATTATTTACTGAATTCTGATAAAACATTAGTGGATAGTTTAGAACTACCTGAACCTTATACAAATATAATGGATTGGTATACAACTACCGAAAAGAGGGTGGCGCAAGAAATATCGAGTTATAGACCAGACCCTGAACCAGAACACCCTGAACCAAAAGACCCTGAACCAGAAGACCCTGAACCAGAACACCCTGAACCAGAACACCCTGAACCAAAAGACCCTGAACCAGAACACCCTGAACCAGAAATAAAAATAAAAATAGGGGGTCGTAAGAAGAGTAAGAGGAAGAGTAAGAGGAAGAGTAAGAAGACTCGCAGAAAGACTCGCAAAAGCAGGAAGGTTTGCAAAAGCAGGAAGAGTCGAAAATAATATAATTTTGCGAGAAATATTTAGGCAATTTATCTTCAAAAGTAAAAGTGGGGATAAATAATATAAATATAATCTTTGTAATATTATAAATAATGCCAAAGTTGTGCGAATTTGAAACGTGTCGTAAACAAGCTTGTTATGGCGAATCTTATGGAAATCCATTACGATGTAAAGAACACAAGGAAGAATATAAATTGGTTAGTCAGTTATGCTTTGTTGAAGGGTGTAAAATTAGTGCATCATTTAATTATGAAAACGAAGACAAACCAAAATTCTGTTTAGGACATAAATTAGATGGAATGATTAATATAGTAACAAACACTTGCAAACAAGCAGGTTGTAATATTATTCCTGTTTTTAATTATACCGGAGAAATAACAGCTATATATTGTAAAAAACATAAGTTAGAAGGAATGGTTAATATAAAATCAAAGTTTTGTATAGAAAATAATTGTAATAGACAGCCAAATTTTAATTATAAAGGAGAAACCAAAGGTATTTATTGTTCTCAACATAAAAAATCTGAAATGGAAAACGTTACTATAATTAAATGTGCACACCCAAATTGTAATAAAGTACCATCCTGCAATTTTCAAAATAAAAAAAAAAGATTATACTGTAGTGAACATAAAATAGAAGGTATGATAAGTCTTACAAATCAAAAATGTCAAAATTATAATTGTTTAATAACTGCTACATATAATTTTATGAATGAAAAAAAACCTATATATTGCTCAAACCATAAGCTTGACAATATGGTTGATATTACACATAAAACATGTAAAGCAAATTACTGTTTAGGAGCAAGAGGTAATCCAAAATACAAAGGCTACTGTTCTTCGTGTTATCAACAATTATTTCCAAACGACCCTTTAACATTTCAAATGCGTAGTAAAACAAAAGAGATTGCGATAAGAGATTTCATTAATGTTAATTTTGAAGGTTTCAACCACGACAAACCATTATGGACTGGAAATTGTGATTGCACGCATAGAAGACGTATTGACCATCGAAAATTAATAGGGAATACTCTTTTATGTATTGAAACGGATGAGAATCAACATAAATATTATAATGAAAATGACGAGGAAATTCGTTATGACGATTTATTTATGTTACATGGAGGCAAATTTATTTATATTCGATTCAATCCTGATAAATTTAAGGATTCAAATGGAAAATCGGTAAATTCTATGTTGTATACTCGTTTGCCTGTTTTGAAGGAAGAAATTGAGAAGCAAATTAAGAGAATCGAAAATGAAGAAAATTCTGAATTATTAGAAATTGTAAAATTATATTATGATGAAATAAAGAATTAAAAAATTCACCTATATTATACTAACAATATGGCTGGCGGTCTTATGCAACTTGTAAGCGAAGGACAGCAAAATATAATTCTCAATGGCAATCCCAGCAAGACTTTTTGGAAGGCAACCTATAAAAAGTACACCAATTATGGTAAGCAAACATTCAGACTTGATTATGACGGAACGCCTACATTAAATTTAACCACCGAATCCACATTTAGCTTTAAAATTCGTCGCTTTGGAGATATGCTTATGGACTGCTATATTTCTATAAATTTGCCCAACATATGGTCACCCATTCTTCCGCCACAAGAATATACCAATCCAGACGGCTCAACCGGCTACACGAATTGGGCACCCTACGAGTTCCAATGGATAGACAATCTAGGCGCCCAAATAATAAGCCGCATCACCATCAACTGCGGCAACCAACAATTGCAACAATATTCAGGGCAATACATATTGGCCTCTGCCCAACGCGACTTTAGCGGCCAAAAATTGGCATTATTTAACGAAATGATAGGAAATGTGCCAGAAATAAACGACCCTGCCAATTACGGTGCACGCGTCAACTCGTATCCTAATGCGTATTATACCACGAGTCCAGCAGGGGCGCAGCCATCGATCGCCGGTCGCACCTTATATATTCCACTCGGCGCCTGGTTTAATTTAGTGTCCACCCAGGCCTTCCCCCTCGTCGCACTCCAGTATAACGAACTGCAAATCAACGTCTCATTCAGACCTCTCAATGAGTGGTTCACCATACGCGACGTGATGGATTATACCAATAATTTCCCAGTCGTCGCACCCAATTTTAACCAATATTATATGCAATTTTATAGATTTCTACAAACCCCACCAGACGAAACATTAGGACCCACTTCGTATACGGATACGAGAACCCTGTGGAACGCGGATATTAATCTAAACTGCACGTATTGTTTCCTTTCCAACGATGAAGCCGAAATTTTTGCGAAAAATGAACAAAAATATTTATTCAAGCAGGTTTACGAAAAACCGTTCTACAATGTGACGGGCCAAAATAAAATCAATTTGGACTCTCTGGGTATGGTGATTAGTTGGATGTTTTATTTTCAAAGAAGCGATGCAAATTTGCGCAACCAATGGTCCAATTATACGAACTGGCCGTATAACTATATGCCGCAAGACGTGAGTCCTGCTTCCACTGCTGGCGATGTGCCGAATCCAGACCCTGTTGGACCGCCTTTATTGGGACCAGGTTTAAACCCGGATGGCACGTTAAGTGGTCTCTACACGACGGGTGTATATAATCCGCAAAATATTAAATTTATTCTGGTAGCATTGGGTATATTATTGGATGGGCAATATAGAGAAAACATATTACCTGCAGGAGTATATAATTTTGTGGAAAAATATGTGCGAACCGCTGGAAACGCGCCGAATGGTTTGTATTGTTATAATTTCTGTTTAGATACCAATCCATTTGTAATACAGCCGTCGGGAGCAATGAATATGAGCAGATTTACGAATGTACAGTTTGAGTTTACGACCATTTCCCCTCCAGT